TTAATGTTCTAAAGGAAGCAGGGTCTGGTGTAGCTGACACAGTACGTCCTGTGTGGGATACAGTACGTGAAGCAGGAAGTGAGTTTGATGATGAATACTTACACCCTCTTGAGGAAACCATTGAAGCTTTTGGTGAGCCTATTGAAGATGCAGTACGTGCAGTAGGTGGAAGCATGGAGGAAGCCATGCAACCTGTCAAAGAATTCCTAGAGGAAATTGGGCCATCCATTGAGGACACCTTACGAGCAGGTGGTAGAGCCTTTGATGATTACATTCTACAGCCATTAAAAGACTTACTTGAAGGAATACTCAAGAACATATCATTAGGCGGCATAGGAGCAGGAGGAGCAGGTGGCGGTGCTTTGTTACAATCCGCAGGTACTGGCTCTGATGATCTCTTTAAATTTAAAACACAAGTGGGCGTAGATTTACCAGAGTTTGAGGAAGTAAAATACCGCGACCCTTTTGAATCCATGTTTCAGTCAACAATCGCATAGGAATAATAATGACTTACTTACAGCTTGTTAATAGTGTACTGCGGAGACTACGAGAGGACGAAGTATCTTCAGTCTCACAGAATAGCTATTCAAAACTTATAGGAGAGTTTGTCAATGATGCAAAACGTACAGTGGAAGATTCCTACGATTGGACAGCTTTACGTACTACATTGACAGTCTCTACAGACACTACTAGTTTTAACTATATCCTAACTGGTTCACAAAACAGAATGAAAGTGTTGGATGTCATTAACGACACCTCTGATTTCTTTATGCAGTACCGTGGTTCTCGTTGGATGGACAATGCTTTCTTAATAGAGACTCCACCTTTAGGCTCACCCCAGTTCTATAGCTTTAATGGTGTAGATGCAAATGGTGATAATGGTGTAGATGTCTACCCTAAGCCTGATGGTGTTTATCAGTTAAGGTTCAACGTAGTGTTGCGTACAGAGGACTTCACAACGGACACAGAAAGACTGGGTGTTCCTTCCTCTCCTGTAATACAACTAGCTACAGCATTGGGAGCAAGAGAGCGAGGAGAGACAGGAGGAACAAGTGCGGCTGAGTTGTTTGCTTTAGCAGACAATACGTTAGCGGATGCTATAGCTATAGATGCATCTCAACATCCTGAAGAAAACATCTGGTATTCTTAAATGGCTCAACAACTACAAAACCTTACTATAGCCGCACCTGCTTTCTTGGGTATAAATACTCAGGATTCTCCTGTTGGCATTGATCCTTCCTATGCTTCCATTGCGGACAACTGTGTAATAGACAAGCTAGGTAGAGTAGGTGCAAGGAAAGGTTGGACTGCTGTTAGTTCTAATGGTTCATCCGTTCTAGGCTCAAGTCGTGGCATAGAGACTATATATGAGTATATTGATACTTCAGGTGATAAGGTTGTACTATCCGCAGGTAACAATAAAATATTCTCAGGGACTACAACTTTAACGGACATAACACCTTCTAGTTATTCTCCTTCAGGAAATAATTGGAAGATTGTGTCATTAGCTGACCATGCTTATTTATTCCAAAGAGGACATGAACCCTTAATCTATACTGATGAAAGTGGGTCAGGAGTTCTTGAGAAGTTCTCAAGCCACTCACACGCCACAGGAACACCTCCTTATGGTAATGAAGTCCTGTCTGCATACGGTAGACTCTGGGTAGCGGATGTTACAGGTAATAAGCACACTGTTTACTGGTCTGATCTATTAACAGGACACGCATGGACAGGAGGTTCTTCAGGGTCAATAGACATTACTACTGTATGGCCTAGTGGTTTTGATGAGATAGTTGCACTAGCGGCTCACAATGGCTTCCTAATCATCTTTGGTAAGAAGTCTATACTTGTGTACTCAGGGGCTTCCTCTCCTGCTTCTATGACCCTTACAGACACCATAGAGGGCATTGGTTGTATTGCTCGTGACTCTGTACAGCAGACAGGTACGGACATTATATTCCTATCTGATTCAGGTGTACGTAGTTTTGGTAGAACAATACAAGAAAAGTCTCTACCTATGAGAGACATTAGTAAGAATGTAAGAAGTGATTTACTGGCTTTAATACCTTTACAGACATACGCTATTAAATCTGTATATTCCCCTGAAGATTCTTTTTATTTACTTACTTTTCCAAACAGTAACATAGTTTATTGTTTTGATATGCGAACTACTTTACAGGACGGTTCTAACAGAGCAACTACTTGGTCTGCTTTATATCCTTTGTCTTTTTCCGTACAGGAGACAGGTGAACTTTATATGGGCATAGACTCAGGGATTGTTAAGTATTCTTCTTACTTAGATGGTGCTACTAAATACCAAATGAGGTACTTTAGTAACGCAATGGATTTTGGGAATACATCAAACCTTAAGTTTTTAAAGAAGTTTAACTTAACTATTGTAGGTGGACAGAATACACCTACGACTCTTAACTGGGGTTATGACTATACTTCAAGCTACACTAAACAAGCTTTTGTTTTTGGTTCGTCCTCCCTTGCTGAATATGGGGTTTCGGAATACAATACAACTGGTGAATACTCAGCCTCTATAGTTGTAAACACTCCAAAGGTAAATACAAGTGGTAACGGAGAGGTTGTAACTATTGGCATTGAAGCTGAGATAAATGCTTCTGCTTTTTCTATTCAAAAAATTGACATACACGCTTTACTAGGGAGACTTATCTAATGTCTAATTATACAAAGACAACTAACTTTGCAACTAAGGACTCTCTAAGTTCAGGAGACCCAAATAAAATTGTTAAAGGTACAGAAATAGATTCTGAATTTAATAACATTGCTACAGCCAGTGCAACAAAAGCAAACACAGCTAGTCCTACGTTTACAGGAACTGTTACAGCTACTACTTTAAATGTCACAGGCACGATAACTGCTGATACTATTTCTGGAGGATCATACTAATGTCAATGTTTACAAAAAACGTAAACTTTATGAATCAAATGGCACAGAAGAATGCTCAGGTTGGTTCTGATGGTAGTTCTATTTTTCCTACGTTTAGTTATGACCCAAACACAAACCAGTATATGCAAGACTCCTCTGCATTTGGTCTTACAGGGAATGCGGCTAATACGTACTTTAGTCCTGAAGAGTTTCAGTCTAAATTTGGTAAAACATTAGGCCAAATGCCATCACAAGGCGGTGGTGGTAATAACTATGGTTTTACTGAAGGTGACGGTATAGGTACTCAAGCTATGGTTCCTTGGGAAAACCCTGATACTGGTGAAACTTACATGGCTCCTAGTGGGGCATACTCACCTCCAGAAGGAAGTAGTTGGGTTAGATCATCAATGGGAGGTTTTGGTTATCCTGATCTTAATTTAGGACAAACAGGACAAGACGTACCACCAACAGGCATAGCTAACGATCCTGTGCTAACTGGTGGTAACACTGGTACTGGTGGTACTAGTCCTTATGCTCCTTTGGACTACTCAGGTATGTCTCCTAGCACTGGTGGCTTAGACACAGGAATGGGGTTGTTAGGTTTAGGAAGTTTATTTACTGGAGGTTCTTTACAAGACATATTAGGAAGCTTTGGGCAGTATTATGGGGGTAAGGAAGGAATAGAGGCCGCTTATGGTGCAGGTGAAGCAGGTTTTAATTTAGCTGAACAAGTAGGCCAACGTGCGGCTGAAGGTTCTCAGTTCAAACCCTACACGGTCACAAGTAACCTTGCTCAAGTACAGACTGATCCCAGAGGTGGTTACAACGTAAACCTTAGCCCACAACAACAAGCATTACAGAATCAAGCACTGGGACAGGCAGGTCAATTCTTTGGTCAAGCAGGTTCTTATGATCCTTCCATAGCCGCACAACGTGGAGCAATGGGTGGTCTGTTTGGTCAAGCAATGGGACAGTACGGTCAACCCACTGGTTTGGAAGGTTTAACTCAAGCAGGTATCTCAGGCGCACAGGGACAATTAGGTAGAGCAGGACAGCCCTCTGACATTAATCAACTACGTGGTCAATTTGCAGGACAAGTTGGTAGTTACTTAGGTCAGCAACCTGATGCAGGTATTGGTGCATTAGGACAACAAGCACTTCGCTTAGGTAGTCAAGGATTAGGACGGTCTGGTCAAGGACAGGAAGGTTTTGGTAGCTTACAGGGCTTACTTACCTCACAGGCAGGAAGCAGGTTACAACAGCCTATAACTACTGCTCCTACAGATGTATCAAGACAAGCCTATGGTTTAGGTAGTCAGGGCTTACAAAATATTGCCCCTGATCCTACGTTGTCGGGTTTACAACAACAAGTAGGTACTAGGGCAAGTGATTTACTTTCTCAAACCGCGTCTACTTTACCTTCTCAAGTAGCTAGTCAAGTATACGGACTAGGCATGCAAGGTTTACAGGACAGGTCAGCCCCTACAGACATAGAGGCTTTACGTTCACAGTACGCAGGACTAGCAGGTCAAGCAGGTCAAGGGCTTCTTTCTACACCTGAACAAAGACAGGCTGACATATATGAGTCTATTAGAGCAACACAGACTCCTGAAGAACAACGTCAGCGTTTAGCTTTAGAGGAGCGTATGTTGGCTCAAGGACGTACTGGTGTTTCCTCCGATGCATACGGTGGTGCTTCCCCAGAACTGTTAGCTATGGAAACTGCTCGTCAGGAAGCAATGGCTCGTGCAGGGTTGTCAGCTAGACAGCAAGCTATGGCAGAACAACAGCAAGGACTAGCGACTGCTCAGTCTCTAACAGGGCTTACTACAGGACTAGCAGGTACTTCCTCTGACTTACAATCTGCGGCACAGTCACGAGCATCTCAGTTGACGCAGTTAGGTTTAAGTGCTGATCAAATACAATCTCAGCTAGAGAGTGAAGGTTTAAGTAGAGGATTACAAGCTACACAAACCACTGGTCAAACAGCAGGTATGCTTTCTGATCTACAGTCCTCTGCACAAGCAAGAGCAACACAGCTAACTCAGTTAGGTTTAAGTGCTGATCAGGTACAGTCTCAGTTAGAAAGCGAAGGATTGTCCAGAGGCTTGCAAACAACGCAAGCGGCAGGACAGATGGCAGGAATTAGGTCTGATCTTGACTCAGCCTCACAAGCAAGGGCAACACAGTTGTCTCAGCTAGGACTGAGTGCAGAGCAGATTGAATCACAGTTACGTAGTGAAGGACTGTCTCGTGCTACTACCGCAGGTACAACAGCAGGACAGCTTGCAGGTATAGCGTCTGATCTTGAGACAGCAGGTATTGGGCGAGGTACTGCCCTAGCTAACTTAGGTCTTGCAGGGACAGAAGCAAGCAACACAATGGGTAGACAGCAACTAGAAGACCTGATGAACTTACAGCGTTCTGATATGTCCAGTGCACAGATACAGCAAGCACTACAGCAAGGAAACTTAGGTTTAGGTACAGGTATGCTACAGGCAGGATATATGCCACAACAGCAAGCCCTTGAGATGCTAAGACAAAGCCAAGTCCCTGCACAGCTTGCAAGCGCAGGTCAGTTACAAGGTGCTAACCTTTATGGTCAGCTAGGTGCGGCAGGTATTGAGTCCTACATGGGTGGTGCTGATTTAGCCAATCGTTTACAGATAGCACAACGTCAAGGCTTAATGCAACAAGCACTAGGCACACAGCCCACAAGTCAGGAACAAATGATTGCACAGCTTTTAGGCGTTGATCTAGGAGAAGATAACGGTGTATTAGGGAGCATACTAGGTGGACTAGGAGGACTGTTTGGTGGCCTGTTTGGTGGTGATGATGAAGACGAAGAAGAAGATGCAGGTTCTAGTAGATCAGGAGGAGGTTAATAATGGTTGATTTAAACTTAGCACAATTTTTTACTGGTGGCCCTCAACGTGGACAAGGGATAAACCCTAACAATCCTGTACCTATGCAACGAGGACAAAGAGGAATGTTAAGTGGTGCACCTTCACACGCAGATAAACTACAACTAGCCATGTCTCAGCTTGATCAAAACAATGTTGAAGACTTAGCTAAACTTGCTAAAATCCTACAGGCAACTGGGGATACAGCAGGGGCAGTTAAGGTACTCAAAAGAATTGAAGACATTAGAAAAGCTGAAGTAAGCGCAACTGAGAAACAAGCGGAGTCTGCTCAGGAAGCCAAGGTTAGAGATGTTCTTTTAGGAATAGCGAATGCACAGGGAAACACAGACGCAATAAAGTTTCTTCAAGCAGGGGGTGACTTAAGTAAAGCACAGGATGTTCTCTTTAGAGCAGAAAGAACTCCTCAAAGACCGTCAGCACAAGCTTCTTTAAGTGGTGAGGAATTTAAAAATTATCTTGCTGTTTTAGATAAGATATTGTCTGTTGTTGATGAAGAAGACTACCCTGAATCTGTTTCGGACAAAGGTACTATTTATGGAAGAAACCTAAAGAAAAAGAATGAACTGAGACCTGTGTTTCTACAAGCGGAAGAGTTGCGTAGGATTAATCCAAATATGTCTTTAGAAAATGCGCTTAGAGAAGCTATGAGTTATAAAGAAAAACCTAAAGAAAAACCTAAAGATAAGTGGAAGGGTCTTATAAATATCAACCCTAAAATCGTGAAAAAATAAAGAGACCGTTATGTCCGAAGTTTATACTTTAACTCTAAAAGACATCCAGTCCTCGCCCACGTTGAGAAACTTAGGGGCGGTTGTTGGTGATGAAGTAATTAACAACACATTATCTCGCGTATACTCAGATGAAGAAGATGATTTAACAACTGGTTATATCTTAACTGATGAAGATATAGTTGACTCTCCTACTTTACAAGAGTTTGGAGCAAAAGCAGGTGAAAGAATTGTAGACGGGAAATACCGCAGTTCTCAAGTAGATGATACTTGGACTCAGTTTAAGTATGGGTGGGATGAGGAACAAGGTTTTCTTGCTGACGTAGGTGTGTGGCTTGAGTCTCATTTACCTATAGGTGAAATACACGTTGACTTGGGTGTTAATGATTTTAGTGCTGTTAGTTATAGTTCTCCTGATGAACTGTACGGTGAGGGGTTCTCACAGGCTACCCCTGAACAACGCAGGGAAATGATTATAGACACTAAGCACCGACAGTTACAGGAAAAGTACGGTCAAGACTTTGTGCCTAATGAAGAGTCCACAGCCAGAACAGTCGGCAATGTAGCCGCTATGCTAGCTGATCCTACAACCGCTATCCCTCTAGGGGGTGGTGTAAAAGCCGCAGGTATTACAGGCGCGGCTTTAGGTGGTACAGCAGTAGCCGCTAAAGATTGGGCTATGACAGGGGAAGTAGACCCAGTAAATGTAGGTATAGGTGCAACCTTGGGCGCAGTAATTCCTATGGGTATGGTCAAGGGTGGTAAAGTCTTAGGGAATAAGTCAGCTAATAAACTTATTAAGAAAGCCCAAGCCAAGATAGACACGCACATTTCTCAAGGCGGTGGTATTAGGGACGTTGAGAAAGTCTTAATGGAAGCCAAGATAAACCCTGCGGCAGTCAAAGCCGCCCAAACAAGAACAGGTACTAAAGTAAGAATACCTGCCAACCAAACATCTGCTCTAAGAAAAATAGATGAGATGATACAGACTGATCAAGCTACCTCTCGTTTGTACAGTAAGTCCTTAGATAAATACTTAGGTTCTCTATCCACAAGAATAGGTAATATACATCAAGGATTAAAGTATAGACTAAGAGAGTTTGAGTTTAACACCCATGTAAACACTGCGGCATACGCTAAGAAAGTAGAGCCTTTCTTTGTAGGTATGAAACAATTACCTAAGACTTCCCACACGACCATATCCAGACACTTAGCCAACGGTGAACTGGACGAGGCCGCAGGTGTAATGAAAACCTTTTCTCCTGAGTTAGCTGATAACTTTAACATTACTGTACGTCCTGTACTTAAAGACTTAGGCAAGCAATTAAAAGAAGTAGGTCATACCTTTGATGAAGTAGAGAACTATTTCCCACGTTTAGTTAAGGACTATGACAGCCTACGTAAATCTTTAGGAATGAAAGAGCAAGGATATATAGACAAACAGATTGAAGAGTTTGCTAAAAAGAAAAACAAATCTGTTTCAAACCTCACCAACGAGGAAAAATCAAGAGTCACTAACTTAGCCATGCGTGGTTATCGTCAAACAACGGACGGTGGTAAGCCTCGTTTTGTCAAGCAAAGAACCATGACTCAGTTAGACGATAAGCTATTGGAAAACTATGCATCCCCTGAAGAATCTCTGTCAATGTATATTCGTAATGCTGTCAATGATATAGAGAAAAGAAAGTTTATGGGTAGGGCAGGGAAGAAAGACAACTACGTGATAAACGAAGCAGGAGACTTTGACGCTGATAGGTCTATAGGGAAAATAATAACTGACCTTAAAGACGAAGGGCAGATTAGGGTTGAAGATGAACTACCTTTGCAGGAAATGTTGAGTGCTAGGTTTATAGGAGGCGAGCAAAGTCCGTCTAAAGGATCGTCAACAATAAGAGACTTAGGCTACATGGGAACTATTGCTAATCCCATATCAGCCATTACTCAGTTTGGTGACTTAGGTGTAGCGTCAGGTCTTAAAGGCTTTAGAAATACTCTTGGTGCTATGTTTAAAACTAAAGATTTAAAGATAGTTGATTTAGGAATAGATGATTTAATTGCTAAAGAACTTGCACTAGGAGATCAACGTGCTACTGCTAAAGCTTTAAATAAACTGATGGGTGTTGCAGGTTTTAAAAGAGTTGATAGGTTAGGTAAAGAAACTTTTATTAATGCCTCACTAAGAAAAGCTAAAGGAATGGTGAAGACTCCTAAAGGAGAACAAGCTTTAAGAAGGGAAGTTAAAGATATGTTAGGGGATGAAACAGACTCCTTTATCGCTGACCTTAAAGCAGGTAGACTTTCTGATAATGTTAAGCTGTGGTCTTTTAATCAGCTATCGGATGTGCAACCTATTTCTCTAAGCGAAATGCCACAAGCTTACCTTAGTGCGCCTAATGGTAGAATATTATATATGCTTAAGTCCTTCACCTTAAAGCAGTTAGACATTGTACGTAGAGAAGTAGTACAAGAGTGGGCTAAGGGAAACAAGTATCAAGCCTCTAAGAACGCGGCTTTACTTGCAGGGTATGTTAGTGCGGCCAACGTATCCACTCAGTCTGTTAAGGACATTCTCTTAGGAAGGGAAGTCAGACCAGAGGATTTACCTTCTAAATCTTTGTGGGCTTTGCTAGGAGCATACGGTTTAAACCAGTATAATTATACCAAGTATTTACAACAAGGTAAACTAGTGGAAGGTGCGGCTAGTTATATCACTCCTGCCACTCCTATTATAGATGCTGTTGTTACGTTAGGTATGGAGTTGACTGCTGAAGAAGAGGCTGACTTTAAACCTGTACTAAGAGGAGTACCTTTAGTCGGGCCGTTGTTATACAGTTGGTTCGGTGGTGGTGCTGAAGCTTACAACGAGAGACAAGAGAGCAAGGATTAAAAAAAACCCTTTAGGTTTCCCTAGAGGGCTTTAGTTTTATAACTTGTTATAACTCTACACTATCTCACACGCTCCTCCAGTACACGCTAACTCTTGAGAACCTGTAGTGTTGTCTTCCTTCTCAAAGTATTCTAAGTTTGACCAATCAATACCAACTGGCATTAGTGCTACTAACTCATCATACTTCTCAGTGCTAATGTCCTCATAAGGGGCTTGCTGATACACATGATCAGTTACTGGCAACAAACTAATACCACTAACGGTATCAAAGTTTTCCCAAATCCACTGAGCAACTTCAAGGAACTCATCATCTGTATAATAAACAGTGATACTTGGCTTATGCTCACACCAGTGATCTTGATAAACCTTCCAGAGTTTTAACTGTTCCATTGCACCTACTTGGTTTACAGTTACAGAACCTTCAGGGGATTTCACAGGGAAACTAAATACCACCGATTCCTTAGACATTATATCTTGTTCTACTGGGAAACCTGCCGCTTCCATAAAGATTGCAAGTGGGTCTTTTTTGTCCGAACGTACTCTTCTGATATAGTTAGGAGAGAAACGAGGGTGAATACCAGAGGCAGAATCAACAAGCTGAGATACAGTACCGCTTGGTTTAACACAAGTAATAGCTGTAGAGTGATTAACGCCAAGCTTTTCAGCCCACTTTTTATTCGTGTCAACAGCAACTCTTCTAAGTATTCCCAAATCATCTGCAATGGTCTCCGTTTGTTGGTTCAACAGTTTGTTGTCCATGATGCCTGTTAAGCTGACACCTAACAAAGCCTCTTCCTCAGTATTCTTTTTCCAAATGTTTCTCAGGTATCTGAAGTCCGTCAAGGTAGACTGTAGTGTACCAATGATCGTAGCTATTTCAACTTTCTTCTTAAGGCTTTCCACTGTATCATCAGCACGTACAACCACCTCAGATAGATTACAGAACTGATTACTACGTAATATGATCTCACTGCATGGGTTAGTACCAAAGTCCTGCTCAGGGTCTCTACGTCCATTCCTAGCGGCTATCTTCTGTGCCGCAACTCTACTAAAGATACCTCGCTCACCTGCCTTGGATTCATACATGGTCTGCATCTCAGATAAGTAGGACTCAAAGTCAGGCTTCTCTGTGTACGCTACGCTATTGTTAGCTAACCTACGATGTCCCTCGTGTCTCCACCAATCCCCTGACTTAGCCTTAGCCATACGTGGGTCGGACAGGTTAGACAGGCTAATCAAAGCAGACCTACGAACACCCCCGACTACTACAATGTCAGCTATCTTACAGCAGATGTCATGGCACTCAATGGATGTCAGCTTACGTCCTTGAGCCTTAGAGAACACACCTACGCAGAAGTGAAATAAATCCTCAAGGGGTTCAGCGCCTGACGCTCGTCCACCAAAGGTTTTCAAACGTGCGCCCGATGGACGTACCTTAGTTGTGTCCCACTTAGGTATCTTCCCTGCGTACAACATCGCTATCAACTCACGGAATGCAGATGCCCAACCTATCTTACTATCAGCTACAACAATGGTTGTGTCAGTAGGGTGAAAGGACTCAGCAACCACAGGTAGTTTGTTGATGAAGTTACGTTCAACACTAAAGCCTACACCAGTACCACACATAAGAACATACATCAACTCATCAAAGCTACGAGGTGAGTCTATGTGTAGATAACTACAGTTAAACCCTGCTACATTGTCCTTCTCTAAGGCTGTACCTGCGGTCATTAAGCATCGCATACTGGGCATAACTTCCAAAGCGAGGATAGCATCATAAAGCCTCGTAGCTGTCTTCTTGTCTATCTGCTTACGTCCTACCCAGAAGTCCACATAACGCTGTACTGTTTCCTCCCAAGTCTCTCTACGGTTCTCATCGGATAGCCAACGAGCATAGCGAGACTTGTGTATAAAAGACTGATACTGTTCCATTAATTATTCTCCTTAGAAACCACGATGGTTAGTTTGTTTAAGTACCACTTAGCTTTATTTAAGTCCTCTACCTGCTTGCCCTTATAGTCGTAGCGCCAAAGGTATTTCATACAGTTACCCTTGAGATAGCCCTTGAATGCTACTGAGGACATGGACTCTTCAATGGCTTCAATACATTCAATGTTGCCAGTGTTATAGTGCTTTGGTTTGTTGATTATATCGTGAGCCTCTTCCATCGCCATGTCCGTATAAGGCTTTAATGTCACACTATCATTAGGGTCTATCGCAGGTATTTCCCTAGCCACTCTGTCCCAATCAGCAGGTGTCGCATCATTCAGTCTCATAATCATCATCCTCTGTGAATTTATCTCTATTAATAATTAAACGATCTTCAAAAGCATCTAAAATATCTTCAGGGGTTATGTCCAACACTTCACACAACAGAACAACATCATACTCCCTGATTACTTCTTCCTTTAATTCCTCAAGTGTTAGTGACATTTTTATTCCTCACATACTTCAGTAACTCTTTAGTTGTCTTCACAGTGAAGTGAGCAAAACCTTCCTTATCACACCACTGCCCCATAGTTATCTTGTTACCCTTCCTTACTTTTTTGTTAGGGTCTGACAACACAAATACTAACTCCCAATCTCCGATAGAATCTCTTATGGATGTGTACTTCTGTGTGTCCCCTACTCTAAAGTAACCCTTAGCCTCAATCAATATCTTCTTGCTTTCATGTACAAAGTCTGGAAGATAATTCTTACGTATGATGTAAGGTAGCTTGTACGGCTCATACTTAAACTCTTTATTAAGTTGATCATAAAGAGCAGACTCAAGTCCCGATCTAAAAACCTTCTTCATCTAGTATGATCTCCTGTACGTTAGGTTCCTTAACTACCTTACAGAGAAACTTAGGAGCGTAGGAATAGTTAAATACTCTTAAGTCTGGGTAGCAATGTTTTTTGAATTGACAGTAGGAGCAACCTACAGCTAACTTCATGTTGCCTGACTTACCATCAGGTACTGGCTTGTGACAATACTCCTCTGGCTCATTACCTAAAACTAAAGCTTTGATGTGATCAACACGATCCCCAATGTCTTCCTTAAGCTTATCGTTGTCAGTGTTATCTAAGTCATACTTAAGATAAGTTAAATGCCCATTGGCTTTATCCATCGTTAGCCAACCTACTTGACGTTCTCCTTCAGACTTAGCATAAGCTTTGATCTGATCTATGTAACCAAAAGAATCATCATTAACTAAAGTAGCATCCTTGAACTTCTTAAACCCATAGCTACTGGCAGACTTAACATCAGTAA